GAAGAATCAGATGATGACGACCAAATGAACGAAGAATCAGATGATGACGACCAAATGAACGAAGAATCAGATGATGACGACCAAATGAACGAAGAATCAGATGATGAAGAAGGCGGTTTGGATGAAGCTTACAACCACAAGAAAGCTAAAAAAGTTAGCGTAAAAGGTGAAAAGAAGGGTAATGGACCTAAATTTTCTTATGAAAAAACTAAAGGTGGATTCAACGAGAAAATGAAAGAGGGACCTAAATCTGTTGGAACCGGAAACGCTAAAAAAGTAAAATTTGGAAAGGGCGAAAACGCTGAAGTTGGTAAAAATAAAATGGTGAAGAAAGTCGAGGCAAAAGAGTATGGAAGATATTTGGGAGCAGGTAGCAAATTTAGAAAAGGCGGCCTTCCTAAACCAAGAGCTCACTCGAAATTTAACATCAACATTTCAGAAAATTTGCAAGAAGAAGTTAGTTTGTTGAGAGAAAAAAATGAAGAGTACAGAAAAGCATTAAATGTTTTTAGAGATAAGTTAAATGAAGTTGCTATATTCAATTCGAATTTAGCTTATGCAACAAGACTATTCACAGAACACTCAACAACTAAAAAAGAAAAAATAAACATTTTGAGAAGGTTTGACTCTGTTGAAAGCTTAAAAGAATCGAAAAATCTTTATAAGTCTATAAAAGATGAACTTTCTAAAAGTGAAACAAAATCAATCAACGAAACTGTAGAAAATAAATTAAACAAACAAGTTTCTTCAGGTTCTGCGACAACATTAATCGAATCTAAAACATATGAAAATCCTCAATTCTTAAGAATGAGAGATTTGATGACAAAGATTGGTTAATAAAATTAATAAACTAAAACTAAAATACTCAAAAAAATGGGAGCATTATTAGAATCAGGTCTTGTTGGTAACATTGGTCTTAAGCACCTTAAAGTTATCAAAGAAGATACTATCAACAAATGGGACAAATTAGGATTCCTTGAGGGTCTTAAAGGTCACCTAAAAGAAAACGTTGCTCAACTTTATGAGAACCAAGCTTCTTATTTAATCAACGAAGCTTCGTCTACATCTGACACAGGTGCATTCGAAACTGTTGTATTTCCAATCGTAAGAAGAGTATTCTCTAAATTGTTGGCTAACGACATCGTTTCAGTACAAGCTATGAACTTACCTATCGGTAAATTGTTCTACTTCGTACCAAACATTCAGTCATATGAAACTGAATCAGTAAACAACGCAACACACTGGGCACCTTATGGAGCTCCAAACGCGTCTGAAGGTCAAACACCAAACAGTGGTTATGACTACAACAACACTAAAGACCTTTATGATAGATTTTATGAAGGTAATGAACCAGCTTTAGACCCTCCAGGTCTTTACGATTATTCTAAAGGTGAGTGGTCAGCAATCACAGGTACAGTTGTTACTGTAGCATGGGTTGGAGATTCTCTTATTCCTTCAGGATATTCAACTGACAACTATAGAAAAGTTCTTGTAGTTATGTCAGGTTTTGCATCTGATGGTGCTGGTAAATTGATTGGACCTGATGGTAACCCAATCGATAACGAATCTTTCCTTGCTGATTTACAAATCAGAGGTAAGGCAGGTAATATTTATACATCTGCAAATACTTCGAACAATTATTTGTTCAGAGTTGTAACTCAAAGATATGGTAAAGGTATCGTACAATATGGTAATAACAACGCTGACGCTCCTTGGCCTAACTCCAAGACTGGCGGTGGTCAATACGATGACCTTTGTGACGTTGAAGGTAAAATCTATCTTGAGGTAGATTTACAAGTTCCTGTTTGTATCTCTTGTGGTGGTTCACTTGACGGTTACACAGGTTCTTCGTTCTCTTCATCTACAGCTGTAGCTGACGCATTCTCTGGAACTTACAGAATCTACAAGAACCTCGAGTTCGAAGATAAGATTGGTGAGGTTTCTTTTGACCTTATGTCAGTAACAGTTTCTGTAACTGAAAGAAAATTAAGAGCTCAATGGTCTCCAGAAATGGCACAGGACGTTGCAGCATTCCATAACATTGATGCTGAAGCTGAATTGACAGCTTTACTTTCTGAGCAGGTAGCTGCTGAAATCGATAGAGAAATCTTGAGAGATTTGAGAAAAGCTGCAGCTTGGAACTTGAGATGGGATTATAACGGATGGAAGAGATTAAGTTCTATCGGTGCTGTTCCTTACACTCAAAAAGACTGGAACCAAACGCTTATCACAGCTATCAACCAAATTTCAGCTCAAATCCATAAGTCTACTTTAAGAGGTGGTGCTAACTGGATTGTTGTATCCTCTGAAATCAGTGCTATTTTTGATGACTTGGAGTATTTCCACGTTTCAAACGCAGCTCCTGAGCAAGACCAATACAACATGGGTATCGAAAGAATTGGTACTTTAGCAGGTAGATATCAAGTTTATAGAGACCCTTACTTCCCAGCTAACCAATTGTTATTGGGACACAAAGGTACATCTTTACTTGACACAGGTTACATTTACGCACCATATGTACCTTTACAACTTACTCCAACAATGTATAACCCATTCAACTTCACACCAATCAAAGGTATCATGACTAGATACGCTAAGAAGGTGGTTAACAACAGATTCTACGGTAGAATCACAGTTGATGGTGTTAGAACATTCGATTTGAGAGAGTTGAGATAATATGGTCTAACCTTTATATAAAAGGGTCCTTCGGGACCCTTTTTTTATTTCATAAAGTATTTATACAAAATTAATAAATTATTTCAAACTCACAAATTTTTTTTACAAAAATTA